TTCAATCGCCTTTTCGGAAACAGTATTAACTACATCTGTCCCAGCATCCTCAACTGTTCTTATTACCTTTCCTGTTTCATCTGTAACTATTTTAATGATAGATCCTCCACTAGTTTCAACAAATTTGATTATCTTCCCAGCTTCGTCTTTAACAGAGCTTATGACGTTTTCTGCAGTACTTGTTGCAATCTTAATTAATTCTCCGGTCGTGTCTTCTACGTATGCAACCATCTGACCACCAGTATCAGTAACTGTTTTGATTATCTTCCCAGATTCTGTAGTTATAAATGTAATAATATTTCCAGCTTGGTCCTTTATCTTTGTTAAAACCAAATTTCCTTCTGTCGTAATAATCCTGATGATATTTCCGGCCTGATCAAGGACATATTTCACGATACGGTCTCCCTCATCCGTTACATATGTTACTATTTTTCCAGCCTCATTTTTAATTTTTTCAAGAATTTTACCACCTTCCAACTCAATTTTTTCTACAAATGCCGTAGCCTGACTTTTAATCGTGTCGATTACGTCCTGAAAGAACTGCCAAATTGTTTCTCCAAATCCCTCTATAATATTCAAAAGATCCTTGAATTTAGCTAGCATAACATTAAATGCAGACGTAAAGCTGTCAGCTATTGAATTTATAGGACCCATTACAGCAGTCTTTGCCGAATCTCCTATACAACTAACAGCATCACCTAGTTTCCTTGCATTAACTTTACATCCAAGGATAGTAGGCTGTGGTAGAGCATCAAGTGCTTGTTCTCCCCGACACTCGGCATACTTTAACAGAGCATTACCAGAACCTGCGGTGAATATATTATTAGTGTCGAGAACACACGGCGGTGCATTTAGGCCAAGGCCATCAAAAATGCCCTTGATACCATCTATAGTTGTCTTGACAGCTAGTTCCTGAGCATCCCTTGCAGTCTTTTCTGCAAGTTCTGCAGCATCCTTTGCCGTCTTTTCGGCTAGTGCGTAAGCCTCTTTTGCAGTCTTCTCTGCAAAATCCTTGGCATCATTTACTGTCTTTACTGCAGCATCCTTTATGCTATTAGCAACACGATTGGCCTCATTCACTGCTACATCTTTCATACAATCTGCATACTTAACCAATGAATTATCAGCACCCCCACTCAGAATATTGTTTTCATCGAGTCTACATTTACTATTATTAAGCCCAAGGCCTTTAAAGACACCTTTTGCAGATTCTGTTGCAGCAGTTTTAGCGGCATTTTCAGCAAGTTTTCCAGCTTCTTTGGCCGTATTAACTGCGTCATTTTTTAGCTTTTCGGCTTCGTTTAGTGCTAATTGTACTCCTGTTTTTATTTTATCAACAATGCCTGTTATCGGAGTAATAACTGCTTGGACCCCGGCTTCACCAACACATTTTACGCCGTCAAACGGGTCTGTAAGTCTAAAATTACATGTCTTGGTATCAGATAATTTTACATCAAACTTAGCAGCATCAATCGCAGAAGTAACTGCGCCAGATACTCGATTTGTTACACACGTAGCTGTTCCACCAAGATCTCCGAAATTCAATTCACATCCAAATAACGCCAAGAAGTCTTCTCTTTGCTGCTTTAATGCGAGATTCGCTAATCGTTCGGCTTCGGCTGCAACCTCCATCGCTACTCGTTCGGCTTCTGCGGCAATAGCATTCGCTACCCTGGTTGCTTCCGCTGCCACTTCTTCTGCTACCCGCCTTGCTTCCGCTGCTGCGGCTTCCGCTATCCGCTGAGCTTCTGCTGCCAATGCATTAGCAGCGGCTTCTGCTTCTCGCCATGTCCTCGCTGCAAGATTTCCCCAACAATCCCAGTCATAACAATCCCAATTGTCACAGTCACAAAAGGATTCCTTGGTGGGGGAGGCGTCTCCAGCAATCATGTTAATAAATCCAAAGGTCTCTTTAATAACTTTATTAGTCTTTATCAAGTTGAAGTGAATCCCAGACATAATTTCGACCATTTGTTCTGGTGATGTTTTTTTGATGTTTGACAAATCTGCAAGGGTCTTAATATCAGTGTCTAATCTGTTATTGATATCATCAAACATTTCCTTTGCCTCCTTTGGAACTGGTATATTAATTACATTTGTCCGAACGTACTTTTGTAATTGTTCGACACCATCTATCAATTTGATAAAGTCGGATGTCTTATTCATTAATATAAGCAATAAAAACTTATTTTGATTCCGTTTTATCGAAGAATTTATAACCAATATATCCAGAAGAGCTTAATAATACACCAGCTATTATCAAACTAATAGTAGGATTTTCTTTAATTAATAAATACATCGTTGGGTGCATCAGTATATCTACCACTAGAATTTTAGCTAAAATTACAGCTGTTATGGCCATTATAAATCGTTTTGTCATACTTGTAAAAGCACTTTTGATCAAAAAATTAATAACATCATCAAGGTAAACATTTAAAATAAACATACTAATACCAATAGCCCCAGCAGATAGATAAATTGTAGGAATTGTTTGAGAAGAACCGGTTGTCATATAAGCGATTGTCTGAACAATTCCTATAATCATAGTAGTCATAATAGCAAAAATTGCTTTATTATATCTAAGTATTATCCGATTACGTTCTAGTACCTCCATAATTTTCGAATACATTAATATAAGCAATAAAAAATTAAAAGTTATACATCTACTATATCTTTAGCAGTATTTATGATTTCTTGAATATACTCTTTGATGTCATCTAACACCCCTGGTCCTACTGGTTCCTCTTCTTTATTATAATTGCTGTAAATTAGATATCCAGTAGAACCAAGAAGAATTGTACCAGCTATAACAGCACTTATAACAACGTTTTCCTTAACGAATAATGGCAAAGCAGAACTCAACAGAAAATCTACCACAACCACCTTCAATACAGTAACTGCGGTAATTGTCATCACGAATTGTTTTATAGTATTGCTAATGATTTTTTGATTGAGATACCTGATGATATTCTCAAAGAAATTGGCAATAACCATAGTAATACCAAATGATCCGGCAAATAAATATTCTAGTGGAACTGCCTGTGAAGTCCCTGTAGCAATATAAGAAGCTGTTTGTACAAATCCTATAATCATAACAGTCATCATAATTAATATAGGCATATTGTATCTCATTAACAATAAGTTCTTCTTCCAGAACTTCATATAAGCCATTGCCCAACCTGGACCATTTACTATAATCCATTTGATAGTTCTTCCAACTGCTACAATACCTTTCCACAACGCTCTTAGAATCATCCCACCAACTTCTTTAATTTTTCCCCAAATCTCTTGTGCGACTTTAGTATATTCTTTAATTTTATCAACAATACCACTTACAGATTCACTAATAGATTGTCCGACTTCACCAATTGTTTCATATGCCTTTTTGCCCTGTTCCAAAACTATATCTAAAACATCTTTTCCGAACTTGGAAGCATCCTCAGTGAATTCTACGGCCTTTTCGCTAACCGTTTTTACTACCTTCCCACCTGTGTCAGTAACTGTTTTAATTATCTTTCCAGATTCATCAGTAACTATCTTTACAATTGCTCCACCACTAGTTTCGACAAACTTGATAACCTTCCCAGATTCGTCTTTCACAATACTGATAACTTTTTCAGCAGTACTCGTAGCGACTTTTACGAATTCTCCAGACTTGTCTTTTATATATGCAACCATCTGACCACCAGTATCCGTAACTGTTTTAACGACCTTCCCAGATTCTGTAGTTATAAATGTAATAATATTTCCAGCTTGGTCCTTTACTTTTTCAAGTACCAAGTTCCCTTGTGTTGTAATAATTTTTACGATATTTCCAGCTTGGTCAAGAACGTACTTAACGATACGATCTCCCTCGGTTGTGACGTAACTGACGACTTTACCAGCCTCATTCTTAATTTTTTCGAGAATTTTACCGCCCTCGGAATTAATGCGTTCTATGAATAATGTGGCTTGACTTTTAATAGTATTGATAATATCCTGGAAGAATTTCCAGATAGTATCCCCAAAACCATTTATCATATTTATAAGGTCCTTGAATTTGTTCAACATATTGTTCATTTCTGATGTAAAACCGGCGGCTATAGTACTTATAGGCCCCATTACAGCATTCTTTGCTGAATTTTCTATACAACTTACAGCGGCTGGGATATTTCTTACAGATACTTCACAGCCAAGTATAGTAGGCTTTGGTAGAGAATCGATTGCCTGGTTTCCTCGACACTCGGCGTACTTCAGCAGTGCATTACCAGAACCCGCTGTAAATATATTATTAGTATCAAGAGCACATGGTGCAGCGTTCAGACCTAAATTATCAAACACTGTTTTAAGGCCTCTGGTAGTTTCAGCAACAGCTGCATTCTTTGCGACATCTGCCATACATTCCGCATATTTCACCAACGAATTGTTTCGACCCCCACTTAGAATATTATTTTCGTCCAATTTACATAGTGCATTATTTAATCCAAGACCTTTAAAAACACCTTTAGCAGATTCTGTTGCAGCCAGACTAGCAGCGTCCTCGGCTAATTTGCCAAGACGTCTTGCTTCTGCTAGAGCATCATCGGCCACTTTCCTTGCAGCTGTAGCAGCTACATTAGCTAATCTATTCGCTTCATTTACAGCGGCGTCTTTGATTTGATTGGCAGTTCGTTCGGCAAGAACTTTGGCTTCGTTGGCCAATCGATTCGCCTCTGCTAGAGCATCATCGGCCACTTTCCTTGCAGCTGTAGCTGCTACTGTAGCTAATCTATTCGCTTCGGCTACTGCCGCATCTTTTACTTGATTGGCGGTTCGTTCGGCAAGAATTTTGGCCTCATTAGCTACTTGATTTGCTTTATTAACTGCTAGATTTTTTGTACATTCTGCATACTTTAGTAATGCGTTGTTAGGTCCTCCAGTAAGAATATTATTAACGTCTAGGGGACACCCAGCTTCTACTGTCAATTTCTTAAAAACTCCTGTAGCGACATCTGTTGCGGCATTAGCAGCGGCATCTTTTGCCGCGTTTGCAGCCCTTTTCAGACAATCTATACCTCCTACTGGATTCTTTAATGATATCTCACAAGTTTGTGCTGGGACGTCTATAACAGTTTGGTCTGGTGTTGTGTATGCTGGTATTGTTTGGGCTGGTATAGTTCTTGCTGGCGTACCTCTAAAAAAGACCTGTCCACCAAACTTCACGTCTGGAACAGCGGGTATTGTGTATGCAGGTTCTATACGCTCAGGAACATATGTTCCTGAAATAGTCTTGTACGTTTCTTCTGTTAATTTGACGGTAACTTTTGCCTGATCTAGAGTGTCTTCTGCAAGTTTTTTAGCGGAATTTGCTGTATTAACTGCAAGGTCTTTAGCATCATTTACCGCCTTTACTGCTTCATCTTTTAGTTTATTTGCTGCAGTTGTGGCCCTATTCCAATTATCTGTCGCTGTACTAGAAATTGCGTTACGGAGACAAGTCACTGTATCACCAGGAGAACGTGGGCATAAATCACATCCGCCTACGTTTCCTAGACTCCCCCAACATCCGAAGTTTTCTTTGGTTGGGGTAGAGTCCCCAGCAACCATATTAACAAACTCAAAAGTTTCCTTGATGACTTGGTTAGTCTTTAACAAATTTAGATGAATTCCCGACATAGCTTCTACAAGTTGTTCTGGTGAAGTTTTATCTTTAGTTAACTCGAAAAAGGTTCTGGTATCGGAATCCAACCGACTATTAATATCGTCAAACATTTCTTTCGCTTCCTGTGGTACTGGTATATTAACTACATTTGTCTGGACGTACTTCTGAAGTTGGTCGACACCATCTATCAGTTTTATAAAGTCTGATGTCTTATTCATTACTTTAATCAACAAAAAGTTAATTTGCTTTTCTGACTTCAGAGTGGTTCTTGTCTAATGCGATTAATTTCGGCGAACGTATCTCGGTCAAGTTCCGATTTATACCAACATTTTGAGGAAAACACATATCTGGTTGACAAAAATGTACATTTGGTTTGTTCAAAACTACAAACTTATTCCACATAGATTCGTCGTGCCACACAGGAACTATATTGTTTTTAAGGTCAGCTTCAATTGATAATTTCATTGTGCATATAGCTATCAAGAAATACTTTGTTTTACCTCCTTGAAAACCACCCGCAACATACTCGAAATCGACAGAAGCATCTATAAATGCCTTACTTTTTGGGTTAGTTTCTGGAGTACCTCTACGATTCTGTGTCTTGTAAAATCCTGGATGAACAACAGCAACGAACGCTTTGTTGTTTGGATTTAAATCCTTTGCCGTTACCGTATCTACGAATAGCATATCAACGTCTGTGTAAAAAAGGTAATCATGTTTCTTAAGAACTTCTGATATACCGTCAAAATATTTGTATCTATGTAATGTTGGTCCTGGAAAAGGCTCCCATTCTTGATACACAATGACTACATTTTCTGGAACTACTATAAGCTCATTTATGGCGTCAGTAAATACGTAATACGTTTTTTGTGTCCCTGGCAAAAAGAATTTTTCTGATGATTTGTACAAATTTTCAAAGAAGTATGAATAGTATTTTCCAGTAGCTACTAATAGTACTCCTACTGATGTCATTAGAATATATACACTACATCCTTTAAACAATGCGATAAGAAGTTTTATAAATTATATAAAGATTCTTATTTTTTTCAGTTTTTTCAAACCATAGATTCACTCTGCAGGCCCATGTTGTGGGTAATTGCAGACGTGCTATTGTTCCAGGGACTTAGGACCTGCTTGGGGATGACTGGCGCACCTCTCAGATCGATTACACTATTGCGAAGAGGCTCTCGCACACTCCCGACGATGTCCGCTGCCTCTAGGAAGTTCTGGTTCTTAAGAATGGGGTCGACGTCAGCTTCGTTGACTGGACCGGGGAATGCACCAGTTAGATCGGTGGTACTAGAGACCATATCGGCATACTTCTCAACGAGAACTTCGTTGACGGCCTTCTCGACTTCTTGGACACCGGCGTCCTGGAAGAGATCACTGGCTTCACGGAAATTATTATAAATTGGGCGACGGTCGCCAAATCCTTCAGACAAAACAAATTTGTTGAGCAACAGACCGATAACGACTAGGGCTGCTAGAGCTAGGGCGCCATACGCTAATTGTTCTTGAGTAACTTGCATTATCTTGTGTAAAGAAAATAAATTTAATGTTTTTGTTTAAAAATCGTCCAAATCAGTGTCGAAATTGGCATCACCCCCGACGACGCTTGCGATGTTATAGTGTGGATTCCTACCTTCAAAGAAATTTTGTTTACTTACTTTCGACATACTGATACGTTCCATGAATGGAAATGGATTGGCATTGCCCCAAATTTTTGCATGACCAAGTTTAACTAGCCAAAAATCTGCAACATACTTGATGTAATCTGACATAGCTACACTATTCATACCGATGAGATCACATGGAATAGATTCTGTAATGAATTTAATTTCTAATTCTACGGCCTCCTTGAACATATCATGAATATCTTTTTCGGATAATTTATTCACTAGTTTTGAATAAAGTAATACAGCAAATGATGCGTGCATATTCTCGTCTCTGGAAATCAACTCATTACTGAATGTTAACCCTGGCATTACTCCCCGCTCTTTCAACCAAAATATAGCGCAGAAACTTCCGGAAAAGAAAATCCCTTCTACGATTAAGAATGCAATTAATCTCGATGCGAAACTTGCCGTATCAGATTCAATCCATTTAATAGCCCAGTCGGCCTTCAACTTGACCACGGGAATTGTTTCAATTGCGTTGAATAATCGGTCCTTTTCTTGTGTGTCCTTTATGAGAGCATCGATAAGTAAGCTGTACGTGTGAGAATGGATGTTCTCCATCATGCTTTGAAAACTATAAAAGAAGGTTACCTCTAAAACAGGAACATCTGCGGTAAAACGCTGAAGTAGATTTTCTGTAACAATACCATCACTTCCAGCGAAGAATGCGAGTACATTTTTAATAAAATGTTGTTCTCCTGCTGTAAGGGTCGGCCAATCGACGACGTCCTGTTCTAAGGACAGCTCCTCGGCTGACCAGAAACTAGCTTTCATTTGGTTGTAACTTTCCCATATATCTAAATGTTGTATAGGGAATAACGTATAACGTTTGTTAGTTGGTTCCAGGAATGGTTCTGGTAGAGACATTATGTTATATAGAGGTTATTTTTAAACTTAATTGAAACATGGCAGTTCGTTTAACGATTTAATAAAATGTGTTATTTTGTACTTGGATATATCAAGTTTTTTAATGTATGTGTGAGCTGCCTTGATATTTTCAAAGGTAACTAATTCATATACATCGGGCATACTATCAAAAAATAGTGGATAACGCTCCCCAAGCATCTCTATAATGGCTGGATGTCTATTTATAATAATGGGCGTTCCTCGTACTATGCATTCGATTACAGTATTAACTGCACTAGCGTCAATAAGATTTATACACACAATGTTCTCGGACAACAATTCATCA